TCATTGTTTGATAAAAACTTAAAGGCAGCCCCTGTTCTGCGTTATGATGGCTGACGTCGATAAAATCCACACTCGGCGCCGCGGCATAAGTATTCGGCGCAAAAGAAAACGCCAGCCCTGTTGCCAGGGCCAGCGCTCCGATGGTTTTGGTTAATCTATTCAATTCGATCACTCCTCCTTATTTAGATGGTGTATCAGTGGTGGCTGTATTTTTTTCTTTGGACGGTGTAGTAGCCGCATTTTGTGCCGCCAATACTTGTTCCACAATTGCTTTAATCCTTTCCCTTTCTGCATCTTCTGTTGTAGGGTTCTGTGCGTAAGAGATCGCCACCTGAGTTGCCTCTTCTTTCTTTTTATTCGTCAGATAGGTGTTTAAGATTGTTGCAATTGATCCAGCAAACAGCGCACCTATTGCCACAATTAGCGATACAAACGCGTTTACCGAGTCAGCTGTAAGCCACTGGAAATGTACGTTTAGTGCGCCAAAAAAGGCAATCAGTGCGGTTAAAACACCACCAACCAATGTTGCTGTTTGTTTCCACCAAGATAAATCAGATAAGTACTTCATTCCAAACATCTCCTCAATTAAAATTTTGAATGGCAGCAAAGAAAATGGCTACGGCCCCGCCAATAAGCGCAACAATAAGCGCATTTGTAATGGCATGCCGTAACCATTTTGTGTCCTCTTTAATCTCTTTCAAATCCTCTTTTATGCTGTCAATCTGCTGATCCTGCATAAGTTCTTTGTCTTGCAGGCGCCGAATGTCGCTTTTCATATTTACCTGCTCGGTCTTTATGGCTTCTAGGTCTTTTTGCAGTGTCTCCCGCCAGATATCCACCTGCTGATCCGCCTCCAATGGACCAACACCCCCAATCTGTCTTTACTTCCTGCCGATTTTTGATTTTGATCATGAAAAAGAGCCCTAAAAGGGCTCTTATTGAACCAGCTTGGAGCAGTTTGCACTATTAATCAAATAAATTCAAATCTCTCATTTTCTTATAAAGCATATGCCCGATAACCGTCTTACACTCAGCGTTATAGTGTACGCTATCAACCAATAAACTTGGCGGCGTTTTACCCATTGCCATCGCATCCATATCCGCTTGCGTTGGTGTAATGCCGGCATCGTCCAATCCGTATTGGCTCAAATACTCCCGCAATGATATGAAATAACGGCCAAACTCATTTGTCATTGCTGCCTCATAACTTTCTCTTTCGGCAGCTGTGCCGGATGAATAACCCAAAATAACGGTATGTTTGGCGTTACTATGTTGGATCATCAATTTATGCAGTCTTACTGCCTCGGCATCGGATGCAAACCCACCGTTTTGACCCATGTAAATAATCATAATGCCATCATTATAATTTTTATCAAAATTAGTAATGAGCGGCGTTGGCCTATTAATTGTTCTTGCTTCTCCCGCCTCGTTTCGTCTCCAAACCCAAGTCCCATTAATATCATCATAACTTGTGCCTGTCCAACGCAATGTTCCCGCAATTCCATCAATGTATGATGGATTAACATGGGCGCCTCCGCCTTGGAGTAGCGGCAATACCGTTTTTCCCAATTGTGTTTTAATTCCGCCATCCGTTGCTCTTGATGCAATTAAAATTTCAGATGTATCCGCTGGGATAGTAATGTTGTTTACTATCATAACATCAGCGCCTTGGCGCGCCATGATCTCCTTAACTCCCTCGCCTCCTGTACCGCCGTTATAAACCGGTAATCCGCATAGATTAGATAGTGTAGTTGTCCAACCTCCACCTGCTGTTAAACTATCACCCCAACACACGATTTTATCAACCTTGTTGGTATTATCTACGATTTCCTGTCGTAATTCATCAACTTCAGTAGCTAATTCATCAGTTGTTACAAATTCACCAATATTCTTTTTTTGCATTTCCGTTTCAATGTTTGGCTTAACAACTTGACCCAAATCGTAAACATACGCATAAACCGGATAATCTCCAACTTGGCCGGTATTCTCAAACGATATGATAAACCAAACGCCTTGTTTTGATGCTCTATTCTCAACCGCATAAAAATCAGCAAAAACTTGTTCTGATAAATCAATATCGATACTGACGACATGATCATTGGCCGCGTTCAGCGTTAAATTTTTTGAGAATGATGTTGCAATTGATCCATCAACACTACCCCATGCGGAATAATTCGTTAGTCTAAAAAGGCAATTTGTATCCTTGCCCTCGGTTTGTATAACAAAACGGAATTTTTTTGTTTTTAAATCGGCAAAATTCGTTGTATCGCTGCCAATTCTTGCGCTTGTATATACATAACCGCCATCGCCTTGTTGTAAATGGGCAACCATTTTAAAACCAATTTGGTTTCTCCCAGCAACATATGGCGTTGCATCAATTGTATTTGTTGATGCACTTAATTTTGTAGCCCAAACGCTTGATAATGCTTGCTTTTGTGGAATTTTCTGCAACGTTGACTCAATGACATCAACGCGATTATCTAATGAGTTGATCGCAACTTTTGCATTCATCAAATCTAACTCTTTAGCAAATCCCAAAACCGTTTTGGATGACAAACTTGCATCGATTGAATTTGTTACCTCATACGCAAAATGCGATATTTCGTATGTCCCCAACGGTTGTTTTATAGCATCATTGATAACAACTAAATAAAATACTCTTTGGTATAAGTCTCCGGCTCTTAATGGATCATTGTACCATGCATCATATGTTGGGTCAGAAAAATCAATATCACAAAATGTTTGCCAATTGTTTGCAGCATTTAAGGTAATGGTAAATTTTTTGATTGCTCCGGTTTTTCCGTCGTCCGAGCCCCATGCACCGGCGTTTGCAACTTCCAATTGCAACGTAACATCTTTTTTTAAATCGGATTGGAGATAAACGCGGTATTTTTTACCTTTGAAATCTCTCCATAGTTTCGTGCCCATTCGATGAAATGAATATGCATATTTTTGATCAACAAAATTAAAGCTTGATTTAACTCCAATAACATCCGTACCGCTTGTATATGTTGCAAAGCTATTGGTATTACCGGTTGTTGACGGATCTTTTGCAACATCATTTTCAGTTAAAACCTCTTTTAATGGCATGTTTTCCAATGATCGCACATTCTCAGCTATGGTTGCAGTTTCCGCTACTTGTGCAATCTCAGCCTTAAATGCAATACCTTCATAGTTTTTATTCTTCCTAACCTCTGTACGAGTGTCCAATACCATAAATTCGAAATATCCGCTTCCTTGCAGGTTGGAGAGATCAAAGACTAATATAACGGTTCCGTTATAATCGGTACGAGCTCTCAATGTGTCTATTTGCGTCTGTAAAATTGGAACTTTAACCCAACGGTTAGTAGGATGATCAACATAGTCTTTTTTCTGCCCTGTTTGCAGGTTTCCCCAGCCCCCCACATTATTTAACAAGTGCCCTATTCTCATAGATGCTCGATTGGTCGTAATACGGACGTAAACAGCAAAATCCCCAACAGTAGAAGGTGTAAACCCTAAGCCTGAGATACTACTTAAGTTAATGGAAGTGTTGCATGATCCTGGATCCACTATTAACGCTCGGTCGAAATATGATTTAAAGTATCCATCCGCATTAATTTTCCAAGAGGAATAGCCACCAGTCCCTGTGTTCTGATTATCCTGAATAACTCCTGGGTAGGATCCAATTTTTTTGAGAGATGTACCCACTGCTGCCCTAACTGCATCCCCTGCTGTAGCAAATACCTTACCAAATCTATCTGTTCTAATATCTAATAGCTCAGCGTTTCCTTCAGTGTTATCCGTATTAGCGACTATGTTGTCTATTCGAGATTTTTGTGTTTCCAAATCTACTTGTTCCGCTTTAGACGCCAATTGCGACATAACGTTTTGGTTTTCACCGTCCAAGCGAGCCTTTAACGTTGTGTAATTCGTCCCGTCTGTTCCCACTCTCGCCTGGGCTGCTTCCGGGCTGCTGTCGCCGTCCGCGACAAGGTTGTCTACCTGCGCCTGGATGTTATCTGCTCGGTTTTTATGCTCTTGCATGTCAGCGCCAATATCGCCAATAATCTTATTTAGTAAATTACGAAATGCTCTTGTCGTAGTAACCCCAATCTTTTCATATGGCCATCTCATCCTGTACCACCTCCATTTTCTAAAGCAGCGATTCTGTTTTCATGGTCCTGCAATGTTTGCAAAACCGTTTGCAAATCCACCGTTCCCGAACCCGAAAAAAGGATCCTTCCCAGTTTGGCAAAATCCTCTTTGCTCATCAATCCATCTTGATTAGCTGCTGCAAGTGGGATGTCTACTACTACGTTCCCGTTATCATCCACAACAATCAAATTTAGCTTTTGCTTATCCGCCGCGGCCATCAACCCATCTGATGTAGGTGTGGCCAGCGAATAATGCGGGATATCCAGCTGTGTGGGATCATACCCTGGGGCAAATGCCGTACTGGGTCCAACGGATACTTTATTATCCGGAAGCCGGCTGATGGCAGACGTTTTTACGTTGCCACTTTTATCGATTGCTGTGTTAACGATTTTCCCCACACGGTTAAAACTGGACAAAATGCCCGTCATATCCTTTGCATCGTTGCTAAATGTCACTTCCGGTGGTTTGTATTTAGAGAAAGGATATTTTTTATATCCGATCACTTCGACATCGGTGTCAAAATTCATAGGTTCGTAAATTAATAACCAATGATCGCCCTTATTGATTTCTTCCTTACGTTTTACTGTTATAGACAATGTGACGGCTGGCGTGTCCTGCAACTGGCTTGGCAAATAAGCAAGCATGGAGCTTGCACTTGTAAACCGATCATCCCGAATAGGGTCGGCATGGCGCTCTCCCCATTGCGCTACATATGGGCTTTTATAAGTCACAAAGGGAAAAACATAGGTTCCATCATCATTCTGTTTTCCATATCCGCGAATGACTGTTTTTAGGTTGGTTGTATCAATTTGGCAGTTAACCGTGTCGGTGTTGTACAGATACCGAAATTGATTATTGGTAACTTGCCCCCAACTGTCCGGAGCATAAAAAATAAGATGCTTGTTATCAGCATCTAAAACCGCGTTAAAACTACTTAGGATAGTTTCGACCATGCTAAGAGCGTTAGCATCCCCAAAATTGTCCATTTGTACCTTTTCAAAATTGCCAACTGCTTCCCACGTAAAACCGAGTTTATTCCCGTCAAAAGTCCAGTGGAGTGCATCCTCAATGCTCCATGTCTGTGATTTTTGATTGTACTGCCGATGATCTTGGCATGTAAAATAAATATGGTTGGCCGTAATGGATTTTGATAGCACCTTACCGCTTGCTGTTGGCTCCAGCTGCTTAATAACAAACCACTGGCCCTCTAGTTTAATCATTGCTTCTTGTTGCAGCATGTTAAACGTGTAGGCATTTTTGTTTGTCTTTGTCACGCTAAAGCTAACTGACCAAGCACTATTTTTCTCCCAATCCTCTGCAAAGTCATCCACATTAAAATCAACCAGGATTTCCTCGTCTATGCCGTTATTTACAATTAAGTCCATGCTATCACCTACTTATATAGGAATCTAAATCCAAAAGTAGAAACCGGATTATTAAGCCCGGTTAAACTGATTTGATTCCATCCTGGTAATAGAGTAAGTAAGCCATGGTTTGTGTCGCGACCGCAGTGGGCGCCGTTAAGTAAAGGGTAGACGCCGTCAATCGTTAACACATCCCCCGCAGAAAGGGATTTATTGTAAGTAAATAAGTCACCGGTCGTAAGATTTTTCAAAGTCGGAGTGCCAATCCCTTGAATGCTGATAGTCAAGTCGTGCTTACGTGGATCAATTGTAATATCTCCAGCATTAAATATTTTAAAACTATTCCCAGGGATATTGGTATAAACCAAATCCTTGTCGAGAACAAACCCTTGTCCGACCATTTGCCACACTTCACTATCCATATCAATTGAATCTTCATCCGTTCTGCCAACGCTCTCTCCAAATCCTTTGAAAGCTTCAAAATCAATATCAAAGGTTCCTGACATTTGGCTTATACTGGAAAATTCAAACGGCTTGATATGGACTAAAAACCTTATTCCAGGCATTCGCGACCAGGTAATGTAATATGGATCATAATCAAATAACGCTTGCCAAGTTTCCTTCTGGGCAAGCGTATAGTCGATATAGTCTTTCGCATCTAAATAAAATTTTGCAGTGATGTTTCTTGTCCCAAATGTAGTTCCGTTATCTATATTTCCATCGGATCCAGCGATTTGTTCATACGTGGTTGACGGTTGCGGCCCACTATCAATTACATCAAGCAAATATGCACCATTTATTTCGCTTACAGTTTGTTTTGTTCCATCCAGTTTTGTGATTGTTAATTCTTCCATGCAATCAATCACCCCATCA